GTTTCAGAATTAAGTTATGAATCGCCAGAGAAGATAGATGATGGCACAATATCTGTAAAGGTAAGTTTTACGGTAAAATTTAGAAATCAAACAGTATAGGAGAATAAAATGGCTATAGGTGTAGTAACAAATGAATCAACGGTGGCATTAGTTGTCGAGTCGACAGAGGGCACTTATGTTGCGCCATCTGCATCAAATGACTATGTAGCCGTATTAAGTGACGGACTTGAGATGAACAAAACTCGTGAAGAGTTAACTAGGGATCTTCTCGGGGGGTCTGTTGAGAGTGAAGCATCCAGAGTAGGCATTGCAGAGGTAACAGGCTCTATGAGCTGTGAATTAGCTGCATCTGCTACAGAAGGTGATGCACCTCAATCACTAGATGTACTTCTTAGATCGCTTTTAGGTGGTAAAAGACAAATTTCAGCAGATCAAACATCTAGCACAGGTCACACAAGCACAGTAATTACTTTTGCTGATACATCTGCTTTTTCAGTAGGCGATATTGTATTAATTAAAGAAGCTGGTGCATTTGAGTGTAGACCTATTTCAGCTATCGTTGCAAATACTTCTATCGAGTTTCCATTCGCGCTAGATAACGGCGCACCTAGTGATGCTGTAGTAGTAGCTCAAGTAACTACATATTATTCAGATACAAATAACGCTGTAACATTTTCAGCAGAACATAACATGGGATCACAAGCTATCAAGCAAAAGGTTTCAGGTTTAAGAGCTGCAAGTGGATCAGTTGAAAACTTCTCGGTAGGTCAATTACCTAGTATGAGTTTTGGTGTACAAGGCTTAGATGTAGTAAGAGAAGATGCTGATGCAGATTTTACACCAGATTTCTCAGCAGATGGTTTACCGCCAGTTGCTTTAAGCGCATGTGCTTGGATCGGTGGAGTTAAAACTAGCTACACTGAATTAGCATTAAGCATTGAGAATACTGTTTCTACAATATCAGATGCGTGTCAAGAAAGTGGAAAGCTAGGATCAAGAATTACTGAGCAAGTAACATCGCTATCTATCAATCCATATTTAGATGACACAGACCTTACTAAGACGTGGGATAAATTTAATAACAACGATGATGTGAGTGTATTCTTTTTTGCTTACAATCCAGCAGCTACAGATGGTGAATTTTCAGAAGTAGTAGCTGGGTGGTTGCCACAAGGGAAAATAACAGCAGCACCAGTTGCAGATCAAGATGGTATTATCACAGAGGCTTTAGAGATTAAATGTCATAAATCAGCTGGTAACGATTCGGTTTTTATTTCTTTTATTTAATATTATAAATGCCACCTATTAAGTTAGGTGGCTTATCTATGGGAGTGGATATGGCTAAGATCTTAAAGATTAAGGATAAAGTTAAATTAACTATAGGTGATGTAATTTTCACACTTTCACCTCTAAACTACATGCAAAAACAAGAATTAGCAGAGTGTACTAGAGTTGTAGATGGTAGCGAGGTTTTCGATCTACTTAAAGCGCAAGTATATTACATCAAACATGCATTAAAAGCTGTTGATGGCATAGAAGATTATAATGGCGACAAGTATGAGCTTGAATTTGAAAATGACAGCCTAACTGATGAATGCGTATCAGAGATATTATGCTTAGAAGAGAAAGAGAAATTAACTGTTGCAGCGTGGCAAATATTAAATGGTATTAAAGATCTAGTTGATCCCGTATCTGGTAAAAAACTAGCTGGTGTTAAGTTAGAGGTTAAGTCGGGAAAGTAGTTAGCTATAGAGGTTCTGATAATGTAATAGTTTTAGCTCTGGTAGAGAAAATAAAGCAAATATCTACAATCTCTGATGTTGATTATATACAAATTTGCTCCACCTATACGACAATGACACAGCCTAGATATAGATGCCATGATTGCAAGTTAAAATATAAGAATGATAAGCAAAAGACATTAAAGCACAGAGAATTTATGGCATGTGACTACCTAGCGGATAAACCAAGGCATTCATATAAGCCCGAGTTTAATAACACTGGTAATCCGACAATTCTTTATAATAAATGCATCGGCAACAGTTATAACGGCTATTGGGGATCATTGATCAACTATTACCCTAAATACAAGGATGGCATAATGCTTTACGAGGGTAATCTAGCAGATCAACCAGCTAAATTTGTCGATGTTATGAATTTAATAGATAATCTAGTAAGAGAATCAGAGCAAGAAAACGAGCGAAAAGAAAAGCTAATTTCAAGGAATAGGAATGGCAGACGATAGAGTAAGTGTTGAAATATCCATTGAAGAAAAGCAAGCACTAAAAGCACTTACAGCACTAACTAAGGGTGTTAATAACTTTGAAAAAACAACTACTAAATCTGTTAAGAAATCAGATGCAGCTTTTGATTCTTTTAAAGGTAACTTAGCAGCTATTGCTACAAGTGGAGCTATTAGAGCTATCGCTGGTGGCTTACAATCTCTAGTTGTTGGCTCATTTGAAGCAGCCGCAGCAACAGAAAAACTAACAACTCAATTTGAAGTACTAACTGGTAGCACTGAAACAGCAAGCAAGTTATTTCAAGAGTTAACAGATTTTAGTGCATCAACTCCATTTCAATTAAATAACATTGCAGAGGCAGGGGCGCAATTACTATCATTTGGTTTTTCTGCTGATACTGTTAGAGATAGAATCGCTAAGATTGGTGAAGTTGCTGCTGGATCAAACAGTGACCTAAAAGAAGTAGCCTTGATCTACGGGCAAGTAGCAGCCGCTGGTAAGTTAACTGGTGAAAGATTGCTACAACTACAAGAAAGAGCAGTACCGATTGGATCTGCATTGGCTAAGTCACTAGGTGTAGCAGAAGCAGAAGTAAAAGATCTAGTTTCTAGTGGTGTTGTAGGCTTTAAAGAGTTTGAAGAAGCTTTTAATTCTATGAGTGAATCAGGTGGCATCTTTGAGGGTGCTATTGATAAGCAATCTAAAACTATTAACGGATCACTATCAACACTAGCTGATAACTTTGCAATCTTACAAACAGAGATCGGTAAGACATTCGCACCAGATGTAGTAGATGGCATAAAGCTAATAACGCAATCGCTACAAGATTTTACTGGTGCTGTAATAGAAAATAAAGACGGTATAGCAATCGCTATAGGCTTTGTAAGAGATTACGTTACTGTTTATCTAGGGTTAGCGGCATCTGCATTAAAAACAGATACAGCTTTAGAAAAAGTTGATGAAAAAATAATTGAAACAAGCGATAGAATAGACGAGCTAAAATCATTGAGAGATAAAGAAGGTATTGTAGGCACTCTGTCTGGAATACTCAGAGATAGAGGTAGTGAAATTGCACTACTAAAAGATCTACAGGCTCAAGAAAAGTCGCTAACAGATTTAGTAGCCAAAAGAAAAGCCCTTCTAAACCAAGATGCAGCTAGTGGTGAAACAGCAGAGGTTAGAACAGCACAAGCAGAATATGAAGCTTTCCAAGCAGCAGAGCAAAAGAAAGCTGATGCTGTAGTAGCTACCAATGCTAAAATACTAGAAGAAAGAAACAAACTAACAACAGAATTAGCACTATTACAAGAAGATCAAGATCTAAAAGCAGCAGAGAGAGAGCTTGCTAAAGGTGAGCTTGATCTAGAGGGTAGAGAAGCTGCTATAGAATCAATTAGAGGCTTTGAGCAATCAAAAACAGATATAGTTTTAGATGCTGAATTAGATAAGAATAAGAAAATTAGAGATGCTGATACTAAAGCATTAGCCGATAAAATAGCTAATAGAAAAGCTCAAATAGCTACCGAACAAACAGCAGCAAAAGCACAGGCAGCTATCAATGATGCTAAATTAAAAAACCAACAGCAAAATGTCGCTGGATTCGGTAGAGCATTAGCGCAAGCATCTAGCTTAGCCAAAAAAGATACAGCAGAGCAAAAAGCACTAGCTATCGCATCAGCCACGATAAACACTTATGCAGCATCTACCAGAGCATTTAGAGATTATCCATATCCAGCCAATATTGCCGTAATGGCGACAACTATAGCCGCTGGTTTATCACAGGTGCAGCAGATAACTAAGGCATCATTTAATACTGGTGGAGTTGTCGGCGGCTTTTCTGGTGCAACTAACGGCTTAGATAATACCTCTGCAAATGTTAGAACTGGTGAAATGATACTAAATGCGAATCAGCAAAAGCAGTTATTCGATATAGCTGCTGGTAGAGGGTCGCAAGTAAGTGATTCTAGAATGATAGAAATAACATCTATAGTACAAATGGATGAGAGAGAGATAGCCAGAGCTGTTAGAAATCAAAGAATAGAGGGATTTGCATAATGGGTTTAAAATTTCTAGATAACAATTTACTAGATGCAGCTACTATAACAGCATCAACACAAAATGCACAATATCCAGCTACTAATTTACTAGATAGTAGACGCACTAAAACTTATAGATCTGTATCTAATTCTGATACAATTGTTATAGATTTTGGTACAGCAGAATCAATAGATCACTTTGCTATAGTAGATAACTGGCAGAATGGTTTTGGTATAACTGCTATAACCATAGAAGCCAATGGTACGGATACATGGGGATCGCCAGCATTCACTACTACAGCAACACTAGATACTACATTTGGTGTATCTGTTAAAGCATTTGCATCAGCTCAATCTTATAGATTTTGGAGAATAGTACTAACATCTACGCTAGGCTACTGTGAGATAGCTAATATGTATCTAGGAACTGCAACTGATATAGCAAGTAATGGTGTTGGTTATAATTGGGAGTACTCTAATAATGATCTATCTAGACAAAGTGTTAACAGATACGGTCAAAAATTTATAGATGATATTGGATCACAGAAATCACTAAGTAATCTACAGTTTCAAGTAATGGATAAAGATGAAATAGATAGCATTTTATCTGTATATGATAATAATAGAACGGTTAAGCCATTCTTTATCTATCTGGATCTAGAGACTGATTCGCTATTTAATAATGATGATCGATTTAACGGATTTTACTATTTTAGCGAAACCCCTGTATTCTCAAACATAAGTAGCGGCTATTATAATACATCTCTAAATCTTATAGAGGCTAAATAAATGAGCTATATCGTAACAGAAGAGTTAGTTGATACATTAACTCAAACTATTACACTTAATTATGACAGAATTTATCATGTAGCTGGCGTTAAGATTAAACTACTTATGTATAATGCTCCTAGTGGAACTTTCACATTATCTATAAAACAAGGCGCTACTACACTATCAACTGCAACATTCACAAGTGCTGATATTAAAACAGATTTATCAACAACTGATAACTACGCATATCTATACAAAGCACTAAATTTTAGCTTACCATTAAAAAAAGGAAGTTATGATATGGTTTTAGCATCATCTGGATATACATATAGTGAATCTAGCTTTTTAGGCTGGATTAAATCGCATGAAAATGTATTTATTGAGCCAACAACGGCGCTAGATGTTTATATAGATAACCCATTAGATGTTTTAATATATGAAAAAATTAGAGAGGATTTGGTAAGATGAGTATAAGAATATTTGATTTTGCAGATGGCTTTACAAGTGCAACTAATCCAACCGAGACAGGTACAACTTCTAGTGAATTAGCAGTATATGCTAGTGATGCTGCCTTTGTAATAGCTGAAGGTACAGCAATAGATGGTAATATTTACTACAACACAACAGATAATAAGGTGAGAATTTATGAAGATGGTGCATGGGTTGAAAACGCAAGCTTTGAGGCTTAATTGTTTACTACTACTTATATTATTTACATTAAATGTAAATGCGAAAACTCTTAAAGTAGATGAAGTTACTCCATCAGTTACTAATGGCGACTTTACTATTACTCCTAATGGAACTGGTGACATTGTATTTGGCTCTGGGAGTGGGTTTGTAAAGCTAACTACTGGTGTATTATCTAACCAAGCTTTTATAGATGCAACTGCTGATATAACAGGTGTGCTACCAACAGCAAATGGTGGAACTGGTTTAGATGCAGTAGGCACATCAGGGCAGTTACTATCATCCAATGGTACAACTTTACTTTTCATAGACCCACCAACTACATCGCCGACAACAACCCTAGGGGATATAATTTTCAATGGTGGCGCAGGTGATGTTAGATATGGGATCGGCTCAGTAGGTCAAATACTAACCAGCGATGGTAGCGTTCCTCAGTGGCAGGATGCAGCTATCTCAACAACACTCACAACTAAAGGTCAGATTCAAACATACTCAACAGAAAATGCAGCCCTAGATGTTGGCACAGACAATAGCTTTCTAGTTGCTGATAGTGCAGAAGCTACAGGCTTAAAGTGGTCGGATTCAATAACTGGTTTAATATCTCAAGCTCAGTTTGTTGGAAGTGCCTTCCATAACTCGCTAGACCCTTCATGCACTTGGAGTGTTAGCGGTTCGGCATTGTGGCGAGAATTTCCTGCGGAACCAAGTTGTTCAGCGCCGACTATTGAAGGAAATGTTTTAGCTCCAGACACTTTGATACCTGCGGTAAAAATTCCAAACGCAAGAACAGATGGAACATACAAGGTAGAGGCTATGGGTGTTTTTTCTGCAAGTGGAACTCAGGCATGTAGATTCGCACTCAGCTCATCCAACACATATCAAGACAATGCCAACGCATACACAGATTCGTCTGGCAGAACTGCAAATGTATTATCTGAAAATTTTAAATTTTCTACTGCTGGAGAAAAAACTATACAGGTAATAGTTAGAACCGAGGGTTCGACTTGCAGTATTTTTGCGGCAAGTGGTCAAAGACCACTTAAAATATCGGTGCATTTTTTCCCAGATAGCGATTCACTTGCAGCAGTACAGAATAAAACACTTACTGCTGAAACTGCTAATGAGTTGAGTGCAAGAGCTAATTCTACTGGTCTAATCATCACAGAAAATTATGATTTTTTGGATGGTGACTGCGTTCAATCTGGTGGTAATTATACATGCACATTTGTCGGTGGGATATTTACGGTAGAGCCATCAATCAATTGTACATCTGACACTACCGAAGGCTCGTGCATGATACACAGTGCATCTGCAACTGGGTTTCAAGTAAGAACAAGGCTAACAGGTACGGGTGTTGTTACTGCAATGCCATTCTACTTGCAAGTTTCAAAACAAGGCGCAGACGTAAACAAATCACAGGTAATCACTGCTACATTTGATGGGATTAATAGTAGTGAGTTAATTCATATTGAGGCTAATAGATCGACAGTCCAGTCTGTGCCAACTGGCTCTCCAAATAAATACATATATAATACTCTAGCAGAGGATAATTCATCCGGTGCATATAACACATCAACTGGTATATTCACAGCACCGAGGGATGGAACTTATAACTTTTCATCTGTGATTTTGTGGGACGTTTTTGCGTGGGGTATAGGTGGTGTATCTGCAATGGATTTAGTTGCTAACGGAGCTAACTACAACCTAACTAGGGACGAGATTGTAACTACAGCAAGTAATTATTATCAAATGAGTGGATCTATGAGTGTAAAATTACTAGCAAATGAAACCGCATATATTCAAATAGCTCAAAATAATGGGGTTAATATAAACACTATCGCTAGTGCAAACTTTAACAGGCTATCAATCACAGAACAAGCAACCACAGAATCAATCATCAAGAATCTTAATGATAATAACAGCTTGAAGTGTGAGGAGAAGTATTTGAGCGCTGGTTTATCTGCAGATGATTTAGATATTGCAGACCTTAGATTTACGACATTGGAGATTGGGGCTAAGTATCAAGCTTTTGTGAGAACAAGATTTGTTTCTAATAATTCTACGTGTTTATTTACTCTTGAAGATGGAGGCTCGTTTCCAAGATACACGTATCAATCTCAATACGGAACTGGCGCTCCCAGTGCTAGAAACATAGAAGATGGTGCATCAAAAATATGGCAAGCAACATCAACAACCTTGAGTTCCAGCTTTATTGAAAATGGAGCTTGTAATTTAGAGGGGGATAATACACCATTTTTTACCTCGGTACAATTGTGTAAACTACCAGACAATACAATTTTAAATTAGGAGAGATATGAAATATTTAATATTAATGCTTTTAACATTTAATGCTTATGCTGAATTTAAAGGTGTTATCCGATGACTAATCAAGAACTCATGGAAGAGATCCGAGAAAACCGAGAAGAGATTAAAAAGATCCATGAGCAATTTTATCTATTTAAAGGTAAAGCTTATGGTTTCATAGCCGTTATATCCATAGTTATAAACGCATCTATCGCTTACTTTATAAGGGAATAAATGACTAGAAACTATAATGATTTTGCATCTAAAACTCGATCATCTAAGCTGGTATTATGCCATGTTGAGCCTGTACAGCGAGTGAGTGTATTCACTAATACAGCTGGAAACATATATAAGAAAGCTGTTAATCATGTGGTTATATCAGTCACAGAAGATGGTACAAATTTAACAGAAGCATCATCAGCAAGCGTAACAACTGGTGAATGGTATTATGATAACCTAACTGGTGAGTTGTATATAAACTGCGCAGATGATTTAGATCCAAAAACTCATACAATTAAATTAACATATAGATTATTTTTCTCTAATAGATCAATTGATTTACCATACGATTTAGCCTCTGGCTTTGAAGTTCACTACGATGGCAGGGTGCTTAGTAACTCACCTATTAGAAAAGAATTAGACGAGGAGCAAATAGGTGTCGTATTAGAAACTGCAACAACTATTAAGCTAGAAAATACAGATGGATATTTTGATGATCTATATGATGTGCTTATATTTGAAAACAAAGATATTAAAATATATTCATGGAGTGAGATTATACCTCTATCTGAAAATCAAAAGCTTTTTGACGGTCAAATACAAAATAAAACATTTTCTGAAACATCTATTGGCTTTTCTTGTAAAGATTTTACCTACAAGCTTAGAGAGCCAGTATCACATGAAAATTTCGATGTAAGTGATGGAACTATACCAGAGCAATATCTCTACACACCTAAAAGAAGGCTATTCGGTCAACTCAAGCAACTTCAATGCGTGCCAATAGATTCAACTCTCAGCGGCTTTCCTTTGACTGGAACTATGACTGTAGTTGAATCATCTAAAACTATTGTGACTGGTGTAGGTACATCCTTTCTAAGTGAGGCATCACCTAAAGATGAATTAATATACACAAGAAATAACATAGAATATAGAGGAGCTATTGCGACTGTAGACTCAGATACTCAGATAACAATGGATGATGATTACCCGATATCATTCGAAAATTCATCTGCTGTTATCAATCCCAAAGTACCATACAGAAAGAAAAATAGAAGATGGCATATCGCTGGTCACAAACTTAGAGCGCCTAGTGCTACTATAGATGCAACAGAGCAAGCTAACAGGTTTTCAGTGGATGATGCTAGTGAGTTTTTTGCTGGTGATTTAGTAACTGTAAACGATGAAGCTGCTGTAATTAGAAGAGTGAGTGGCAATAACATTGTATTAAGAACTAACTTGCAAGCTGGTGAGCCATCGGTTAGCGAGCTATTAGAGAAAAACCCAGTATCTAAAGTTTATGCTAATGGTAGAGAGGCTATTATATATAGAGATTATGAAATTGAGAATAACACAAATGATGCTGTTTTAGTATTTGGTGATGATTTTGAATTTAATATAGCGCCTATAAATAGCTTAACAACTAGCCTTACATTTACTAATGGAAGTAGAACTATAAACGTATCATCTGGTGATCCTAGGGGTGAGATATCTGTTAGAGACTGGATACAATCTGGCAATATTTCGCATCAGACATGGTATGAAGTTTTAAGAGTCACAGAGAATCAGGTTTTTATTAGAACGGCTTATATAGGATCTACTGGTACTTCAACTGGTAAGGTTAGAAACGTAAATGTAGTTGATGATGATACGATTGTAACTGTTGATTGCGTAGGTCAAGACAGATCTAATAAGTGGATAAAAACAGCTAGTGATGCTGTTCTAGATTTAATAGAAAATGACTCTAGTTTATCTAACATAGATACTGCATCATTCTCTCAAGCAGCTATAGATTCAAGTGCTGTTTTATCTTATGTAACCCCTAAGAAAATAGGTGGAAAAGCAAGTACTGTCAGAAATGTTATAACAGATATAAATAAAAGTGTTTTTGGATCACTTGTTTTAGATAATAGCTTTAATCTTAGCTATAAGGTGCTTACATCGGAGAAGCCGATTACTTTATCTGAAATAAATGATGATGATCTAGCAAGTAGATCGGTAATATCCACCACTAGAAATAAGATAATTAGAAAGGTAAATGCTAGTTACTCATTTTTTACTGATAGGTTTACTGGTGAAGATGCGTTTGAGCTATATGAATATACTAATGAATTTGTAGATGATTTTATCGGTGTAACTGAGGAGCTAGATGTTGATATCTACCTTTTTAATGAATCAGATGCGGAGACAATAGCACAGAGATATGCTTTATATAACTCTCTAAGCCAATCTATTATAACTGTAAGTGGAAAGCTAAATCTAGCCAATTTCACTCTAAATGATGTTGTTTGGATAGGATTAGATAGAATATATAAAAGATTCGGCAATCAAGACAGAAGAAAAGTAGGCATCATCAACAAAATAACTAATGATGGAACTAATGTGACACTTAGAATAAATGATTTAGGTAATTCTATAAACAGGATATCAAATATATCAGCTAATGATTCAAGTGATTTTACAACATCAACTTCCGGCGATAGGATATTATATAATTACATAGTTGATAATGAAACTTTAACACCTGATGCATCCTCTGATAATGAGATGTATACTAACCAAATAGGGTAATAAATATGGCTTTTTCAACAATTTCTAGCAGTTTAATAGAGGTGGGAAAATCTCTGAAAAAAGAGCTTTTTGATACCATAAAAGATAATTTTGATGATCACGAAACTAGAATCAACGGTATAGAATTAGGAGCTAATAAAGTGGAAGTTTTCAACTTTGAAGTAATTGGCTTTATCAATAACTATACTGCTGGCGAGCTGGTGCAAATAGGTACACATAGAGCTACATCTGACTTCACACTTATAGAAGCAAAATTAACACTGATGAATGCAGCTAATGGATCATCTTCAACTACAAGCGGTGTTTTATCTATAGATTTGCAAAAATCAACTGATAATGGTGTAACTTGGGTTACTGTATTATCTGGATTACCAGAGATACCAGATGGCACAAATGCAACTGGATCAGAATCATCTAGTGTAGTATTTGCTACAGGTGCGGAAGATATACTGCAAGATGATTTACTTAGAGTTAACGTAACAAGCAAAAAAGACACACAGGGTAGTTTTTTAATAACCGTATATGGTGAATTAGTATAAGGAATAATTATGGCTGGCAATTTTTACTTACCACAAAAAGCAGACTCAGAAGCAACTTATAGCCTAGGCACAGCTGGTACATACACATGGACAGCTCCAGATGCTAATAACGATGGATTGGCATACAACATCACTATGGATGCATGGGGCGCTGGCGGTGGTGGCGGTGGTGGTTCATACAGAGCTGGTGGTGGCGGTGGAGCTGGTGGTGGAGCTTTTAGAAGCTCTGTTGTCACAGTAACACCTAGTCAGGTTTATACATTTCAAGTCGGTAATAATGGCACTGGTGGAGCTGGTGCAGCATCATCTCCTAATAACGGTGGTGCTGGAACTGCTGGTGGTTATTCTGGGATAACTCTAGGATCTGGATATGTTAGAGCTGGCGGTGGAGCTGGTGGATCTGGTGGAACAGATCTTAATGGCGGCGCTGGTGGAGCTGGCGGTGTAATATCAAACAACAACGCAACAAATATAACACTATCAAGTACAATAGGATCTAGAAACGGTGGAGCTGGTGGTGCTGGTCAAAACAATGTTGCACCTAGAGATGGTGAAAATGGTGGTAGTGTTGCTGCAATTCTCGGAGAATCTGGTGGTACAGGTGGTATAGGGGCGCTAAGTCTTGGATCATCTCCAAATGAAACCGAGGGTCAAGGCGGCGGTGGTGGTGCATCATCCAGAAAAAACGGAGGAAACGGTGGGTATTGCTCTAGTGCTTCAATATCTGGATCTGCTGGTGGTGGTGGTGGTGCTGGTTATACTGCTAACGGTACTGCTGGAACTGATTGGAGTGGTGTTACTTTTACTGGTGGAGCTGGTGGAACTGGAGCTGATGGTTACCTAACATTTACATTTGCTGTAACTAATGGTGGATCAGAAGGATCTGCACCAGCATAATGGAATTTAAACACAAAGAAGATATGGAACTATTTTTTAAACTGCATCCAATACTGATGGCTATCATGGTGGATATGTATAGCTATTGCTACGACAATAATATGCCGTTTATTGTCACAGATACGATATCAACAACTCAAGAAGATAAAGAGCTAGGTAGAATATCATCTAGTCATAGAACGCACAGGGCGGCTGATGTGCGTGTCAGAGGATGGGATAATCTAGAGCTTAAAGACTTTCAAAACTATTTCAATGAAAAATACAAAGATGTAGCTGCTGT